CTACTATACCTTGCCCAGTGCCGCTAAGCGTAACAGTCCCAGCTTCTTTTCCGGTGTAGGAAATGACTTCGTTTGCGCCGCCGTAAATGGTCACGGCGACTTTTCCACCGCTACCGCCCCCGCCGCAGTTTGTTCTTCCGATCATGCTCTCACCTCCAAAGGATAATCGTCGGGATCGTCACGGCGGCGGACGGAAGCTCGGCGGCATAGATATACACGCCGCCGTCGTAGGTCTCCGCAACGGGAGCGAAAATGCCGCTCATGGCGTCCGCCACGCTGAATACCACCTCTGGCGTCATTGACGCCGTTGCCCCCGTCAGCGGAATAGCGCCGAAATACGGGAACCCCTCAGCAGCATAACGATCAGACGTTGCCATCCAACCAACGGGAAGTTCTACGTTCGTGAACGTCAGTTTCACCGCGTCGGCGGCGAGATTGCTTGCGCCCACCGCCCCAGCGGCGGAAGAAAGTGCGCCGAGATTGGCTCGCGCTGTAGCCGCGTCGGTAGCACCCGTACCGCCGTTCTCTATGCTGATGGGGTAAGAGATTGCCGTTTCCACCGTAAAAGTATAAGTGGATCCGTCCGACAGCGTAGCAGTGTACTCAATGCCGGACGCGCTTTCGCTGGTTTTGGCGAAACTCTTGATGCCAACGGTTGCCGCGACCCAGTAGGACGGCCATGTGGTTGCCACGCCGGGCTCAATGTTGGAGCAGGCGACTTTGCAGAGGTATGAACCGCCGTTATGCGTTACCAAATTGAGAGGTGCATAAGAAGCTGCCGCGCTGTATTCGCCCTTGCTGACGATGGCGGCTTGCCCCAAAGTGACTGTAGCCATAATATCCTCCTATTTATCCGTGGATGTCCTGCAAGACGGTGACTTGCGGGTAATCGTTAACGCTCACAGCGTTGATGGTCATGGTTCCTTGCTGCGCAAGCGGTCTGGTAAACCCTTGCACCACAAATCGTTCGATGGGATGACGCGGTTTATTGTTTCTCTCAACGGTAATAATTTCGTTCTCAACAATGTGGAACATCTGTGTTGAAGTAATGGTGACCTCTTTTGTGAGCGCCGTAGTGCGCTTGAGCTTCCACTCCGCATAGTCCCGGCATATTTCGTCCGAGTAGTAATTCGGCATTTCTATGCGCAGCGTTTTCAGCCCTATACGGCTGATGCACGTATCGGATGCCGGATCGCGGTTCTGTACCCTCGCTCTGGAGGTTTTGCCGTCGTCGGACGTTGCGCCGGTTACAATGATGTCGTTGTATACCTCCGTGTTCTGGAACGTATACTTAGCGCCGAGGAACTGCTTTTCGGCATCGGTGAATTGCCATAGCACGGGCTTTGTGGCGTCGGCAATGTCATCCTGCGAGGGGTCTACAACGAGCCGCCCAATGTGGTTGTAGCCTACCCATGCCGCCAGCATCTCACACAGCCCCAGAACCACGTCTGCAAGCGATTCTCCGTCGCCGGAAAGGTATGTATATGGCGCGGATGTCAGCGGCCACAAAGAGCCGTCCGAGAGCGTCTGCGTCATATTATTATAATAACCAGTGTAGAGCGGCTTGTAAGCGTCAATATAACTCGGACCGTCATTGTTCATCGTAAACCGGTCGAGCCGTAAGATAGCGTCGATGGCTTCAAAAATGTTGGTTCCGGGTTCGACCGAGTATGCGCCTTCCAGATTGCCGCCAAGAGTACCATCCAGATTTGCCCACTTGTCTGTCAGTTGGTACGTTACGGTTTGCGTGGCGGGATTGACGGTCTCGACGGGCGTAACAATCTCGAAGATACCCTGCGGAATGAGATATTCCGTCCCGTCCGGGAGAAGCAGCCCCTCCAGTATGCGAACCTGCTGCCCGAACCAGATTTGCCCGAGGGCGTAATTGTATGCGTCGTCCAGATTGGAAAGCGTGATCTCCGCCTGCCGCCTTGTGCCGTTCTGAAGATTGCAGGAAATAGAACCCTGCTGAAGAAATGCGCCGGAGCGTTTGTTCTTATAGTCGTTGTCCAGCGCATATCCAACATTGCCGCTTGGCGTGAGAAACTCCAGCCGCGTCACTTTTGTAAAGTCGGTTTTCAGTGCGTTCAGATAGGCGATATATCGGTTGTCTGCGCCGAGAATGGCTTTGGTACTCATCCAGCATCCCCCTTACCGAACGGTTGCCGTAACAGCACCGGTTGCGGCGTCAAGCGCCATGGTCGCCGGCGTAAACGAACCGTTCGCCGTCTGCACGAGTTCGCCGTCGCTGTTGAGAGACAGAACGGAGCCGTTTTCGTAGGGGCTTTCGGTCGTCCAAAGCAGTCTGCCGGTCGTCGGGTCAATGGTGATGGTCGTAAACACGACATTGTCCGTCGGGTAGAACTGGCTCCCTTCCGCCGATACAATAGAGACGCCGTCGGTACTCCCAACCTCTACCCACGAAACGGTGCCGGTCTGGGGCATCACGCGGCTCTTATAGTCGATGCTGATGGAAGTAGCGTTTGCTGTGTGGACTCGGAGAAAATGCCCTTTCGGATTGAGCAGGAAAAGCGTATTTTCGGAATTGCTCAAATTCATAAGTGCGTCCGACTGCTTAACAGTGTCTTTGTAGCTTTTCCCGTTGATAATTCCTCCGATAAATCCGGACAGCGTCCCGGTGAGGTAGTTGGAGGAATCTGGCTGTCGGGTAGGGTATCGCGTGAAGTTTCGCTCCAGCGACGGCGCGTTATTGTTAGACAGCGAACCGGCGCTTACTCCGTCTTTCCCATACCGAAAAAAGTATGCTGCGACTACGTTATAATACTCAGTTTGGGCGTCGTATTCCGTTGCCAGAATAGCCCAGAACCAGAACTGCACCGGAACTTCGTTGGAGACCATAGGCGTGGTCAGGAATACCAGAACGCCTTCTGGAAAAATGTAATATACATAAGATTCCCCGGATTTTGCGCTGTAGTCCCGCAGCTCGTTGACATTTGCCCCGACGTAGGCGAGCTGGCGCAAGGTGGTATCGCCAACCGTTCTTCGCAAAACAGTATATCCCTGTGCCAGAGCATCCGGCGTCCACTTGATATAGACACACGGTTCATTGGCAAGCTGGCACGCTGTTACAATGCCGGTCGTTTCGCTGACGGTGTAAGAGACGGCAAACTCTACCCAGTCGGTGGCTGCATCTACTCCGTTGGCGGTCTCTATCATGCAGCGGATAGCGTAAGAGTTACCGGTAAGAAAGCCGTTGTAGTCTACGCGGAGTTCGCCGGTTCCGGAGATTTTTCCGGTGTCCAAGAACGGATTGTCCGTATTCCCCTTGTCGGCGATCTGCCATCGCACCCAATTGAGGGGGTCTCCCTGCTCCTGCGAGTACGTTGCCGTGAAAGAATAGGATTTTACAGCCACCGGATAGGGAATTGTATTGATGGCAAGCGCTGGGGCGCTTCGTGCCAAGAAAAGGGCGGGAGTTGTCTGAAGAACATATTCGTCGCCGTTGCTGTACACTGTTCCGGTCAGCAATGTGCCGGATGCTTCGGTCGCCTTGATAACGGTCAGAGTATAGAAAAATCCGTTCGCAGTGACAGAAAGCGTGTGGTTTTTGATGCTGTACCGGATAGAATCTCCTGCCGAGAGCGCCTGATCGAGCGTGAATACGGCATACTCAGAATCATTGATCTGGAAATAATACTTTCCGGCGCTCACCGTTTCCGTGGCAGTGAACAAAATGCCGTTGTCATTGGACGCAAACCACTGAACGATCAGCATTTTATACTCGCCGCCGTTTGCCATGCCGGCGCTTGCCATCGCTGCCGCACCGATACTGGTTTCATAAAAGAGCGTATCCCCGGCGTAATTAACGCCCCACCACGGTTTGGACAGTGCCGTTTTCCCCGTGCTGTACAGTTTGGTGGAGGCCGTATCGTTTTTGTATAGTGTGATCTGGCAGGCACTCATCGGCGAATCGCCGCTCACCTGCCAACTGACAGTCAGTCCTTGCGTAATGTCCACGCAGCCGCTGCCGTTGATTTCATCTGGAGAAATATTGGACGGTTGATTGATCATCGTATCACTCCTTTAAGCCGGCCCGGAGCCGAAAAACCACGCTTTCGCATTGCTCATCGACCCCCACCAGACGACCAGAACCGTATCGCCCACGGCGGCGGAGGCGACCTCCGCCGCGTAAGGGATCTTGATTTCTCGCGCTCCAAAAGGCTGCGTGACGCCGATGACAGTTCCGTTCGGCGCCGTGGTAACATCGTACCTTTCCGCCCGAAGAGCGTTCGCCGTCTCCTGTCGGCAGAGTCGGGACACCTGTCCGCGTATTGCGTCCCAAAAGGCTTTTGCGTCCTGCATCATAAACCTGTTTCTCCCTTCAGGTGAGATTCAAAATGCGGAGCTGTCGTGCCAGCTCGCCGAGCGTCAGCGCGTTCGCCTGCTGCTCCGTGAGGTTGATTCCGCCGGGGAACGAATAAACCGTGTCATGGCTGTCCGTAGACGGACCGTAGGAGCTCGACGGCGTGACCGGTATACCGGTATTCGGCATACCGTAAACCGCGCCGAGAGCCTGCGCAAAAGCGTCAAACTGTGCGTTGGGCGTCGGAGAGAGGATCTTCGCAGACAGCGCCGGTCCGAGAACGATTTCGTCCTCATCGGTTGCCTTAATGCCGCCGAGTCCATGCAGAACGCCGCCGCTGTCGTATCCGGGCAGCGTCCATCCGGAGGGATTTTCTGCAATAAAGTCCGCAATGAGTTTTGCAAGGGAGGAGACATTCCCCGTCTCGCCCTTCTGCCGGGCGGTGCCGGACTTGGCAACGTCCGCAAGAATGTCCGCGATCTCGCGCAGCGGCTCTTCGACTGCTGAAAGAATTTCCTCCCATTTGGCTTCCAGATCGTCGTACCGCTTGTTGACAGCATCCTGCTGTGCTTTAATAGCGGCGACAGCTGCGTCATAGTCCTGATCTTTCCGGTACTTGTCAAGCGCGTCCTGCGCCTTTTTCAGCTGATCTTGGGCGCTCTGTACCGCTTTCTGATCGGCGATCCACTCCCACTGCCCCGTGGCGGCGTTGTACATCCGTACCGTGCGCTCCGCCTGAGCGTTGGCGAGCTTTGCCTGTGCCTCGGTAACGGCGAGGATCTTCTCTTCCAGCTCCAGCCGGTCTTCTTCGGTGTCCCGTGCCTCTTTGAGCGCATCCAGCTGCGCGTCGAGGTCTTCCAGCTCCGCCTTTCTTGCCTTTTCCGCCTCTTTGAACTTGGCGTCTACGGCTTCTTGGAGTTCTTTCCAGTAATCCGAACTCGACGAGCTGGACTTCCCACTGCTCCCGCCCCCCTTGCCGGGCCTGGACGGACTTCCGGGCGTACCCGCCGCTCCTGGGACGTAAAACCGCCCCCGATCCGATGGCGGAAGCGCCCCATCCATGCCGGTCGAGTCGTACCCGCGAGCCGCCGCACGGAACACGCCGCTCGGACGTTTCCCACGCAGCATCTTTCGCGTCTGCGGCGCCGTGTAGACCATCGCGCCCGGCTCCAGCATCGTGACGGTGGGCTCGCCGCCGCCGGCGATGCGTGCCGTAGGACCTTCCTGAATGATCTCCGGTCCCTCCTCGTTAACGAGGGTAAGACCGCCGCCTCGCCCGCCGGACGCTCGGCGCTGAAAGCGTGCGTTTGCGCCAACGTTAACCGTCCACGTTTTTCCCGTGAGGCTGTTCAAAGACGCTTCCAGTGCGTTAATGGCAGCTAACGCCGGGGCTGTATTGGCAATAATCTCAGTTTTCTTTTCTTCGGGGATCTCGTCAACCGCGGTAGAGACATCGGCAAGGGATTCTTCGGTGGCGCCAAAACTAATCCCGTCAATGCTTTTGAGCGCGGATACAAGCCCGTCGATTTCCTCTTGACTTTTCCCCGCGGCACTCAGTCCATCGCGGAACTTGGATAGGTCAACGCTCTGCGTGCCGTCCGCCGCTTCCGTCAGAGCACCCAAGTCTCTGGCCAGCTGGAGTGCCTGATCGCCTACATTGTAGATTTCCGAGCCGTAGACGCCCATAGCCTGCGCCCACGAGAGTATGACGTCCTCCGAAACGCCCGTGTAATCTGCCAGAGCCTGAAGATCCGCTACCGTGAAGCTAAGTCCGTCGCCGGTCTGGTCGAAGGATGCGATCAGTCTCCCGTTGGCGTCAATCAGATTTCCTTCCGCGTCGGCAGCCGTCTGAAGCCACTGGGCAAAAGCCGCCCCGGCGTCCTCCCCGCCGCCGGAAAGCATCGTCTTGAGACCTTCGAGAGATTGGACATATGCCGCCATCTTCTGCGGGTCGTTTTCCAGCGCCTGCCGCTCGTCGTCGGAAAGGAACAGATTATAGCCTGCCTGCGCCGTGTTGCTGTTGATTCGCCCGTTGGCGATCTCCTCCATGACTTTCGCATAAGCGTCCGCCATGTCCTGAAAACTGTCATCCTGATCGGATTTGGAGGAATTTTTGAACGCTTCAATGGCGCTGGAGGCGTCCTGGATACGATCTGCAAGGGTCTCGTAGGCGTCAGCCTGATTGTTGACCGCGTTGGTGTTGTCTTCTGCTTCGCCAGAGACATCCTTTAGGGCAGTAAGAATATCCCCCCACGTAACTAATGCGGCTTTTTCGCTGTCACTCAGGGCGGCACCCGCATTCTCCGCCTGCTGGAGTTTATCAAACCAGCCCTGATATGTCGATACAAGGTCGCGAAGCCCTTGCCGATATTCGTCTTGACTGATAGCAGCATCTTTATAACGAGCTTGTAGGGTGTCAAAATTCTCGGCGGTAGTCCCAATCACATAGTCAAGGTCATTATCGTAGCTACTCCAAAAGGTGTCCCACGTGATTTGAGTCCGCTTGTCACCCAGCCAATAGTCCCATTTAAACTTATTTCCTTCGGCAACGGCGGTTTTCAGCGCCTCAATTGACGCTTCTAAGATAGCTAAACGGCGCTGTTCTTGTTCCGTTAATTCTGTTGCCTTGCTCTTGAGCGCATCATACTCTGCTTCCTGAGTTTTGAGATTGGATTGATCTTGATCGAGCTGGTTGATCTGATCTGCGGCACTTCCGCTCGGCACAAGATCCTGCAGACCTTTCACAAGAGCTGTAATGCCTTGCAGCCCCGCCGCAATAATATCCAGCCCGCCCTTGATAAGCCCAGTGTCGGCGACAGTCGAAACGAGCGCCGTCCAACTGTTTTTCAGGATCTGAGTTTTGGATTCCCAGCTACCAAGCATGGAATCCACTTCTTTGTCCGCACTGCCGGTAGCGTCTTCCAGCTGCCCCAGCATTTCCTTGTAAGTATCAAACCCTTTAACAAGCGCTACGAGAGAGTTGGTGCGCAGCTTCCCACCGAGACTGGACAGCATCGCCGTCAGCTGCTGCTCAGTGAGAAGCCCGTCCTTCATTGCCTGAGAAAGCCCGGCAATGGCTTCCATCGGGTTGACCAGCTCGCCGGTGGCGGCGGCAGCTTCCATAGCGTCGGAAGAGTATTTCCACAGAACATCGCTGAGACTTTCGATCTCGTCCTTGGTAAAGGTAACGCCGTCTTCGATCTCGGTCGTGGTGTCGCCCATGATGTTCAGAATAATGGCACGGAAAGCGCGTGCCGCTTCGCTGCCGGAAACCTGCGTCTGCGCTGTGATCGTTCCGAGCGCCGCCATGAGCTGTTCCTGCGAGATGTGCGCGTTGGCGGCAACGGAAGCGACGATAGGCATACCCTCCGCCAGCTTTTCAATGCTCGTCGCATACTTGTTGTCGATTTCGTTTGCCTGATCGACGATGAGCGAAAGAGATTCCACGGAGCCGCCGAGCTTATACGCCGCGTCCATAGAAATGAGCATCTTAGTGGCGGTTTCGGCATTGACGTCGCCGACGAGCTGCGTTTTTGTTGCGACCTCGGCAAGACCCTCCGCCAGCTCGCCGTAACCGGCGCGGCTGAACTCCGCTACGCTCTGCAGATACTCGTTCGCTGCAACACCGTACTTGCTTGCGGTATCATAGGCGCGGTCGCCAAGCCCCTGAATATAACTGTCGCTCGCGCCCGTGACCTTTTTGATCGTTGTGAGTTCGCTGTCTACCTCTTTCATGGTAGAAAGAGCTTCGCGAAGCGACTGCGTAATGGCATTGATGGCGGCGGATATGGCTCTATCGGCAAGGTTTTTTGCTAATGAGCTTCCCAAAGAGGCGGACGCCTTTTCTGTGTCCTGCATTCTCCCGGTGAGATTTGCTTCCGCCGTGGCGTGCCGCTCGGCTGCTGTCGCGGTTTTCGCCTGCTGGAGAGCAAGATTGGCAGCGGAGGTTTTCTGCTTTTCCTGCTCTGTTACCGTTTTCTGGGTTTGAAGAGCAAGCCTTGCTTCGGCGGCGATTCTTCTCTCCTGCGCCGTAGCATAAGTCAACTGCGCTTTGGTGAGTCGCGACAACTCCTGCGAAACCGATGCATTTACACTGATGGTAATTGGCTTGGCGCTCAGCTTCGCCGCTGCCGCTTCAATCGCTTGGAGCTGGGCGATAACGGTCGCGCCGTCCCGGAGTTCTGTGCGCAGAATAATGGTTTCTGCCATTTTTTCACCGCCTGTACTTGAGCTTTATAAAAAAAAATGATAAATTGTTATGTGGTTGGTTAATTTTGTGGGCTGTCGTTGTCAGATATATAATAGAAGGGGGTCGGAAAGATGAGCCTAAAAAAACTTCTGGCTGATGCCTTTTTCCTCAATGCAAAAGAATACCATTATCGCTCTTGCGGATACGATGCGGTCTCGGCTTACGCACTCGCCTCAAGGGACTTGAGGCAGCAAGGGGGAAACGGCTCCAATGCCGCGGCTTCTCGCACAACTATGGAGCGTTTAGAGAAATCGCGAGCGCATTATAACGAGACAATGGCGGCTCTCGCCGAGAAGCAACGCAAACTGCGCGAAGAAAACCCGTGGATTTACGAAGAAGCCGAAAAATTCCGTCAGGAAGCGATTCGGATTCAGGAAGAATAAAAAAAGAAGAATGGTTAACGCGCCTCCACTTCAAATCCCGCCGCAAGAAGCGCTGACGCAACGATAGCTTCCGCCTCGCTGGAATCTACAAAATCCCGTAACGCCTCTTCCATGAACGGTCGCGGTCCGGCGGGTCCCTGCTCGTGACCGGACTCGACCCACGGCGTTTCCGGCTCGCCCGGATGATCCTGCAGCGTCGTTTCGTTCGTGATCTCCACGCTGTCGTCGCTGATAACGGCGTATAGGTTGCTGTCCGCCCCCAACTGATACCGACGTTTGGCTAAGGCTTTCTCCGAAGCCGCGTAGCTGTACACCCGTTCGTCTGCCGAGCGCCGGACGGCTTGCTTCAGTCCGCCGGCAAGCTCCGGCTGTGCGGAGGCAATAGCGCTCTGAATACGTGAACGAATGGCGTAATATTCATCAAAAACGCTCATAAAATCCTCCTGATTCCCGGAAAAAGCGTGATGGTTCACGCGCTTTCAGCGAAGCAGGGGAGAAGCCCCGACCCGGTAATGGGCCGGGGCTTCCTTAAACTCAGGTGACGGTCACGGGGATGGTGTCGGTGTAGGTCTCGCCGGTCATGGCGTTTTCCACACTGACCGTGACGGTGGTATTGCCCGCCGCAACGCCCGAAAGCACGTTGCTGTGTTCGTCGTTGAACTTGGCCGTGGCCGCCGCAGCGGACACGAACGTGACCTTGCTCATATCGGAGATATTGGCCAGGATTCCGCCGACCGAATACTTCACCGGCAGGGTGATCGTCTCGCCGTGGACAACAGACGCGCCGGAGCCGAGACCGATGAAGTAGATGCCGTCCACGCCGTAGGTGCTCGTGTCGCTGCCGATAAACTCGTCCACGATGAAGCCGTAGGACTGAGAGCCGGAGTTGTCGCACAGGCCAGCGCCGACAGCCTCCTCGTAGGTCAGGCAGTTGCCGGAGAGATCGACGCTGCCCGTGGACGTCTGACCGACGCTGTCCTGCATACCGTTGGTAAAGAAGTAGTACGGGATGTAGTAGTGGCGGATCTTGTAGAGACTCGACGCCATGACATCCGAACCGGTCTTCTTTGCATAGCAGTTGACGGCAAAGTGCGCACGCACGACCTTCGGCTGGAAGAGCGCCGGAATGCCGAGCTGGAGAGCGCTGGAGTTCTGCACGAAATACTTCACGCAGTAGCTGTTGCCGCTGACCGCCGTGAATCCCGTGATAACGCCGGCGGAGGACACGGGATACGCCGTGCCGCTGTTCTGCTCGACCGTCGCCTTGTCCGAACCGGAGCTGGTCAGCACGTAGGCAACAGCGCCGTTGGAGCCGCCGAGAGGCGCTACGGCGTTGTTCACGGTGAGATTGGCGCTCGTGGCGGTGACGACCGTGCTGGTCTCCACAACGCCGTTGGCGGCAATGTCACTGCCGATTGTGATCGCCATGTTATTGAGAGCGCTGTCCGCCGTCTTCGCCGTAATGGCAAGGCGGGCGGTGTCCGGAATGCACATAACGAGCATATTGCCGGGACCGCCTTCGACGTCACCGCTGTTCATGCTGCCGCTGAGACCGAAGTCGGTGACGTACTTGGAAAAGCCCACCAGATTGTCGGTAGCGGGGTCGAAGAACTCCGCATACACAATGCCCTTGGTGAACATATAGTCGGGCTTAAACGTGTAGTTCATAGGAAATTTCACTCCTTTGTAGTGTCGGCAAGAAGCCCCTTGGCCCCGGCGTCGAGATCGTCTATAGTCTTCATCGCACCCGGCAGAGCGGCTTTTCTGGCGTATTTCCACGTCGGGAAAGGATTGCCCTTGGGAAACGTCACAAAGCCGGACATAGACGCCGTCGTATAGATTTGATACCCGAACGCTCGGTCAATGGCTTCCTGCGTTTTCTGAAAGTCGCGGATGGTCCAGTTCCAAATGGAAGCTGGAGGCGTGTGCGCGTTTACGGCAACGGAATACACCAGCGCGTCGAAGTCCAAAACCAAGTCGTTTTCCTGCTGTGATGCCGTGTATTGAAGTGCGGCGACAAGCTCCGGATTATAATTCTCATCCGGTATCTCGTATCCGTTCTGCGCCGCAATGATGCGGCGCACCTCGTCCATCTGCATCATGTCAAGACAAACGCCGTCTTGAATAAAGATCGCGTCGAGAATCCCGTTTTTCGTTTGGAATCGTAGAGGGAGTCTTGATTCTCCCGTTCTCATATCAAGAAACGGTTCGAGCCGCAGCGCTTTTGCAAAAACTGCCATGGCCAGATTCAAAAAGACCCCGGCTATGTTCTGCTCTCTCGCCGCTTGATCGAGCGCATACAGACACGCACACCACGAAAGCCGCGCAAGCTGCGGCGGAAGGGAGCTTTGCATCAGCTCAAAGGCGATTCGCGCATTATGGTACAGGGCATAATCGCGCACCATCAGCGGCCAGATCTCCAGCCCCTTATATTCCACCGGTCGATTTTCGCGAATGGCTTCCGCATATTTATTTGCGATGCTCATAAATTCTCCTTTGCATCGTTCATAACAAGGATTACTGGGCGAACGTCGGGTGTTCGTCGTCTCCGCTCCAATCCACGTACTGATACAGCTTGTATCCGAGATTGGCGCGTTCATCGTCAACTTTTGTGACGCGGCTCATAAAGAGCGGTCCCACACCGCCGACGTTTACTCCTTCTGTCGCTTCCATAATGGCTTGGAGCATTGCGTAAGACCTGGAGTTTCCCGGCGTCCCCAGATTGGCTTCCTGCGCGTAGTTGGTCATTATGGTATAAATGATCGTCTGCCGGTAAACTGCTCGGTTTCTCTCGCGTATTGGCGTGATTTCGCCCAACGCAATTCGCAGAATGGATTGCGCGTTGTACTGGGACTGCCTCGTCAGATCCTGCGCGAAAACGCGGTAGCCGCGTTTTTCGTCCTGGGGAGCAGCGGGGAGTTCCGGATCAAAAAGGATCGTCCGTATCTGCTCGCCGGTGGGAAGCGGCTGCGCCAGAGGATTTTCGCCGTCCCAATATAGCAGCTTTTTCAGCCGCGCTCTGGGATAGCGGTTGTCGCTCGGCGGGGTATAGCCGGGACTTTCCATATCCATAAGATACCGGGACAGAAGATAAGGAAGCGTCTCTGCCCCTGCCATGCTGTTGGATGCCTGAACCTTCCAGAACGGGTAATACGGAGAATCTTTTGTCGGCGGTACGTCTACCCAATCACTTCTCTGCATTGGCTTCACCGCCGTTGGGGGCGCTGTCCCGAAGTTCTGCGATGGTGGTTTTTATGAGACCCGGTGCAGCCTCGCACAAGGCCGTCGCGGCTCTGCGCAGAGGGTCGTTTCTCGCTTCAAGTTCGTCTCGGACAGCGCCGAAAATCATGCCCTCAAAGGCTTTATAGTCATACAAAAGGTCATAGACCCTGTTGGAAACTTTCTTGGTTTTGTCTTTTTTCAGCCGTTCCAGCTGATTGATTACGTGAGAAGCTGCCCAGTCGTCGTATTCCGCCTGAAGCATCAGCAGACGGACGTCCTGTTCCTCTCCATTGTCTCCGAGCTGCACCTTCTGGAGATGGTAGTCTCGGTGCAGATACATTTCCGCCAAAATGCCCATAAGAAACATCTGACGGAGCTTGCGGTTTTCCCGATAGATGGGTATGCCGTCTGCGCCTTCCGTCGGCTCGACGCAGAACGCCGCCACAATGCGGGCGATCCGGTCTTTGGCGTCGATGGGAACGTAGGTGCTGGCTTTTTCAATGTCCGATTCGGTAAGAATGATTCCAGCCATGCATAACACTCCTTTTTGGCTGTGGTAGATTATTTACGGTTTGCGATTTTGCGCTTGACCGTACTCTTCGCCGCGGTGGGCGCGGGGTTCTCTTTCCGCTTCATGCACTTTTCCCAGTCTGCGGAGAGCTTGTGGCAGTTCTTTGCCGGGCAGAACTCCTGGCACGAACAAAGCGCATGAAAATAGCTGGCTTTATTCCCAAAGACAGGGGGAGATTCCCGACGGCACAAAATGTGTTCATTAGGCGGGTCGAAGTATGCGTATTTGCAATCCATATGTTGGTCCTCCGTTGATTACGTTGTCAGCCGGACTTGAGCTACTGTACTGTGTTCTCCTCGTCTGACTGTTATAATCAGTGGCTTGAACGCTGCTGCGTAGCCTGTGAGCTTCCATGTGTTTGCCCCGGTGGTCTCAATGGCATAAGATCGCTCCGGTACGCCGGATACGGCAATCTCTATCGGCTCGTCCGTTTCCGAACCGTTCTGGAAAAACGCGGCGGAGAAAATGGCGGTATCGAATGCCCGAAGCTGGTCCGGCGGTTTAGTGGTAAACGCCACGAAAGAGCTTCCCGCTTCTGCCGCAGTGATGGAAACTTCTGCGCTGACGGACGGGTTCTGCGCCAGTGTAACGGTAATTACCGCCGCGCCAGTTCCGACAGCCGTCACAAGCCCGTTATCGTCCACGGTAAGCACGTTTTCGTCACTGCTGGTATAGAGATAGCGGATAGGATAAAGCTCCGTAGAAACAACGGCTGCGCCGTTTCGGACGCTCTGCACGGAAAGCTGTTGCGTGGCGCCTACGGGCATTTCTTCAGCTGCGGTAATGACAGGCACCCACGAAAAGGAAGCATAGTCCGCGCACTGTTTTTCGAGACTGTCCTGCGGCAGCGGCTCATTCCGCTCAACGGTGAATGTCAGAAGATGAACGCTGTCGGCATCATCCGTAAACTCTCGCGTAAAATCGTTCAGACCGCGGATGGCGTAAGCGCTTTTCCCCATAACAAACCGTGTGTTTTCGGTAAACTCGCTGCTGACCGCGTTTTTCTGGCAGATACAGGCGATATAGTTTTTCGCAAGGATACTGTCCTCGGTAACTTGGTTCGCGTTGCCGAGCGTGCTGATCTTGGCAAAACTCATGGGAACGCTGACGATGTTCCCGTAATAGTCAAGCCGATTGATGACAGAATTGCAGCGCCGCACAATGGCGTGCGCATAAGCGTTCCCGATGTTTTTCGGCTTGAATACGATCCATGTATTGCCGCCGTACTGCAGATAAGCGCCCTGCGGTATATGCGATATATTGGATGGTGCAAGAATATAAACACGGTGCCAATCGTCCGGCATGGTTTCGCCCATGCTGCTCTGTGACGTAGCCGCGGAACGGATACGCACCGGTGTATACTTGTACCAGTCGTCATCCGACAGCCCTTGGCACACGGCATCGAAGCAATCCGACGCAAGCGAGCCGTAGGCGGCGGCATAGGCTACCGTGTCGCCGCGGAAGTACTGCTGGTTTAACCCCGCATCGAACTTGGACGGAGCGGCGGATCCGGGGGTGGAGACGTTTCCAAGCATAGCGGCGCTTTTCGCCATCTGCTCCAGATTTGCCATTCCATGTCCTCCATCCATCTTAAAGGTTGTAGTTTTTGACCGTGTTCAGATATGCCACGTCCGTTTCGTAGGCTCGCATTTTCCCGTACAATTGCTCGGCGACAAGACGCTGCCGCCCAGAATTGGCGTTCGTCTGGCTCGCCTCGCTGATCGTCGTGAACGAGCCGTCGCGAATCTTGCTTTTGCGCTCAATAGCGTCGTTATCAAACCGCTGTTCCCAGACGAAATAAACGGCAAACGCAAGGATAGATATTTCCGTCGCGTTTAGATCGTCGGAGAAACTGCCCGATTTGTAAAAATCAAGAGACAGCTCCGTATCTTTTTCAAGTCCCTGTGAAATCGTCAGTTGTCCCGTCTCGCTTTCGTAGGATACCGGCAGTGGTGCATACTGCGGGGTCCCGTAAGCATCAACGGACATAATGCCCGCGGACGCAATGTCATAGCCGGTGATTCCGGTGTCGATTTCGGTAGAGCCTTCGGTCGTTTCCGGAACGGTATATACGCCGTCGGTAAACTGCGGCGGCGTGTTCTGCGCAAGCCGCACAACCATTTCCGCCGGTCGGTTGAACAGCGGGATAGCCTCGCGCATATAAGCGAGCATACGATTGTAAAAGACCGGGAGGCGGTTGCGCATATCCCAAACCAGCGAGGTATCGTTTTGTATGTAGGTCATGGCTTGCGTTTCGATAATTTCCCATGCGGTTCCCATGCGTCTGCCTCCCGTATAATTTCATTCGCCTTTGATGTGACGAAGCCACGCCTCACCGGCGTCCTGAATGATGGCGTTCAAATCTTTGTTGGCGCCTTCGATGAGCTTAATAGCGGCGTCACTCATTTTGGATTTAGTAATAGCCAGCAGTTTCTGATTCAAAAGTGCAATCTGCTCGTCGGTGAGCTTCCCATCCGGATTAGCGGCTTTCCAGCCGTCCACCAGCGTCTGCTGCAAGGCGGAAACGGTCTGCTGCGCCATTTCGGTCGCCTCGCCCACGGCGGCGGCGAGCGTGGAAAACTTCTTTGTCTGCGCAAGTTTGACGGTAGCCCATGTCCCTGCGATACCAAGCAGGATGATTACCGCCTGCGTCACGATCTGCAGAATAGATTCAAAAAGGATTTCATGCATAGTGTGTTACTCCTTTACGGTAGAATGTGGGTTTTTCATGGGGAGCTTGCGGACTTTATACATTAGGTCGTCGAAAAAACCGTTTCCGTTCAATTCGTCGTGGTATACCTTGTGCATCCGCTTGAGGTCTTCATAGTCGCCGCTAAGAATGCTCCCATCGTCCAGATATTGAAGGCATTGTGCCTTGATCTGCGCTCCAAGAACCTCTCGAAGAGCGGCCATCATACTTTGCTGGGCAATGCTTTGTGCGTTAACATCCTCGCGGAGCTTGCGGATGTCCTCGCTCTGCTCAGCGTTAACGTCCTGCTTTGCATCTTCGCGATCTTCTTTTTGCGCTTTTCGATTCCTTCTCTGCTCGATCAGCTTGAAGATCCCGTTGACAATGGCGGCGCCAAACGAGCCACCGATTACTCCCACAATGAGAGCGGTCATATCCATTCCTCCAGTGCGGAGAGCGGCGCACCGCCTCCGGGGATCACACAGCCCGGCGGTTGAACTCCTGAATGATCGGAGTGAAAAGTCCCTTGCCGCACGCTTCTTTGGCGACGTCATTCAGCTTTTCTACCCGACTGCGGTCTACGCGGTTGTCGCCGCTTGCGAAAGCGGAAATGAAACGCCGGGCGACCAGTTCCTGATGCTGCGGACAAAGCATACGGAATTTACCGACTGCTTCAGCTTCACCAAGATCGAAGAACCAGTCGAACATACCTTCGTTCCGGACAACTTCATTTTCGGCATAGTCGCAATGATACTGCGCACGCTGTTCGTCGCTCAGCCCGTCCAGCACAATGAACTTGCGCTTTGCGAGCAGATCCATATGAAACGGCGTCATAAACTCGCCCTCAAACTCTTCGAGCGTTACGCTGAACACGCGACCGGAGCCGCTTACGAACCGTCCCTTGGAAATGGGGATCTGGTTGCCGGGGATGCAAGTGTCTACATACAGGATTTTCACCATCTGCGCCTGCGGCGTGACTACCTGCACAATGGGGCGTGTGGCTTCTGCCTCCTTGCGCGTCTCTTCTGTGGCTTCCGCAACTGCGTCGGCGAGAGCCGTTTTAGAGGCTTTCCGCGCTTCCGCACGCGCCTTCTTTTCTTCCTCTGTCAGAGGGGTACGTCCCATCATAAATTCCTCCTTTTGGACGTTTTAAAAGGCGAGGGGCGAGATTTGCACCCCTCGCCGCCATGAGTTTAGGTAACGGAGCTGATGATGCCGATGCGGGAGGCAAAGGCGGGGGCAATGTCGAGAGACGCAAACTGCTCAACTTCAATGTTGCCAGTGGCGATCACATCGTCGCCCGGCGTCAGGTTGAGCATACCCTGACCGCCTTCCTCGAAGCAGCAGATCAGCGGGGCGTAGCGCTCAGTGGCGCGAGCCGCAAGCACGATCATGTCGCTGGGGAACACGTCGGTCATCGTGGTGTTGATGGTCTCCGGCGTGGAGGTCGGGGTAATCTCGTAGAGCATCGTTCCGTCGTGGCTCGTGATGTAGCCGTTGCGGAAGTACTCGTTGCCGAGCTGCATCATAATCGCACTGGCAAGCCCGGCGTTATCGGGCAGCACCTTGCGCAGAGCAAGGAAGTTGCCGTAGCCAACGATGTCGGTGCGGCGGACACGGTTCGCCTTCGCGACGTTCTGAACGATGGTCGCCCAGTTCTGGTCGGTGTAGCCGGTCGCGGTCAGGGCGGCGGGAACGTAAGTGGTGTCCTTTGCGGCGGCGGTAAACGCATCGGTGAAGATGCGCATGATCATCGCGCCGTAGCCGCCAGCAAGAGCCGCCAGCGTGTCCACCATGTTCAGCCCGTTACCTACCATCTGGTAGTAGTTGATTCGACCGCGACACGCACGGGGCTGCGGATTCAGCGCAATCGTCTTGTGATAGAGCTGACTTTCCGGAACCGAGCGCAGAGACGTCCACGTGGTATCCGCCCACTGGAACACCTCGTTCGACGTGATGGCTGCCGTGTAGGTCTGCCCCTTCGGCGTGGTAACGGTGCTGACCATGTCGCCCACGAGCTCATTGACGACGTAAGGCGTGGTGGTATACAGCACCTCGTTCATCACGGAACTCATAAGCTGGAGATACATGGGGTTTGCGGCGAGGCGCGGATCCGTGAAGGTCGCCTTCTCGTCGCGACTGGTGCGAACGCCGTTGAAGTCGTTGACTTTCTTGGCGCAAAAGTGGAGGACATCGTCCGTCCACTTGCGGGCGTACTTCTCGTACTCCGACGCATTCTTGAACGAACTGCCGAAGTCGATGGCAGGACGCTGCGCCTTGGACAGCGCTTTGTTTTTCGCCATGCCGACCGCTTCAAGAACAAGAGCCTTGCCTTCCATGACAAGCTGTTCTCTTGCGTCAGAACTCACCTTGCTGCTGTTCAGCAGGGCGAGACCGGAATTAAGTTTCAGAGACTCCATTTCTCGTTATCCCCCTCTCTTAAATGTTACGGCAGAGGACGTTATAACGGTTGAACGGAACCGTGTTGCCCTCGGTGAACTTGTCGATGCCGAGACCTTCGTCCAGCTCAAAATAGATGCCGCTGCCGGCTGCGGGGGCGGCGTTCGTGCCGACCAGCAGACCGTTCGCGATGGTCGCGTACTTGTTGGTGTCGGACATCACCGTGGAGAAATTCCCGTCGCCAAAGGCGTAGGTCTCGCCGGGGACGGCTTTGGTGTAGGTGGCAAGACGACCTGCGGGAGCGCCCAGCCCCAGCGTATTGACGCCCTCAGCGTAGAGCTGCGTGCCGATCACGCCGCGCTGCACATCACCGGGGTTGCAGATATAGACGTCGCCCTTGCCGTCGGCGGCAACCGTCATTTTGTAGCCGCCATTTTTCAGATGTTCGCCCTTGTTACAGAACATACCGGCACTGCAGTCAGCCGGGGTCCAAGCCGTGCCGACCAGAGAGCCGAACTGACCGGCGACATTCTGGAGGTCGTTGTTCCGGTTGTTCCACATTCTGGGCTGAAAAGCGGTTTTAGCCGTGAAACTCATTTTTCATTCACTCCTTTTGTGTGTCAGATGCCGGCCCGCAGTTTCTCACCGATGGTGTGCGGATTGTCTCCGGCGCTGTTGGGCTTCATTCCCCACTGGAAGTAAGTCTTGTCAGCCTTGCGATCCTCCGCATCCATGCGCATCTGCTCGTCCATGCAAAGCCCCTTGACGGCGGCACGGATGGCTTTGTCGCCCGTCCAGTTGCCTTCGGCATCCTCGGACTCGGTGAACTCATTGTTGTTGATTTTCTCCATGAGTTCCTTGCAGATGTCGTCGCTGAAGCGGCGCTCTTCGGGGCGGTTCTGGTTCAGGCGGGCAAGCTCGTCGCTGCAAGCGCTCTTGGCGGCTTCCAGTCGGCGGGACTTCTCCCGGCTGACGGCGGTCGAAAGGGACTTCTCAACGGCTTCCAGCCGCTCTTTCGTCTCTTTCAGCTCCTTCTCGGCGGCGTTGCAGCGGTTCATCGCTACGGACAGCGCAGATTCAAAATCCGTCTGCACAGTGTCCTCGCCGGCAGAGAAAGTAACGGTGGCGGATGCCTGGCGGATCCGTTCGGGGATCACGCTGCCCATGTCGCTGTCTTCGGATACATACAGGTGGGGGTCGCCGCTTTCGTTAAGCAGGGCAATCACCTTCGTATCCTCCGAAGCGCCGATGCAGGTAAAGCCGTTAAACTTTGCCGTCAGATCATCCAGACGCTTTTTGGAAGGCATATTTACTCTCACTCCTTGTTTCTCAGGTTTATTGGTTCCGTGCGGGGCGTCATCCAGCGACGCAGCTTTCAGAATTTCCCGTCTTTCGCTGCTCGCTCGCATTGCGGCAAGCGCTTGGATGTTCGCGCCCGGCACGGCGGGGCGTACTCCATTGCCGAGAATCGTGATACCGAGAATCAGATATTCTTCCTCGACATCCACACCGTTTTCACGGTGTTCTTTCGTCACAAGGGTCTCTACAGACACGTCAAGACCGCCGCCCTGTCCGGCGATTTTGTCTACAAGCTCTTTGCTGTACCATGCCCAGAGATAACCCGTAACAACAACCCAGTCGGTGCCTCCGTCGCGCTCAATGCGGCGCGGGGCGTTCTGCGGCACCCATCCCACGATTCGCTCCGCATCCGGAGCGGTAAAGGATACATATTCTCTTCCGGTGGCGGGGTCTACTTTGACATTGTAGTTATGCCCGTCTCCGACCGTTCCGTCCGGCAGATACGCCGTCAGCAGCGGGATGTCCTCAAACTCGCTCAGGTGCGAATCGAGGTTAATGTATTTCCAGCCATTGAGGTTTACGTCGTTGTTCAGCGCCCAAACTTCCACGCGGAACAGTTTCCGATTTACCGCTTCCAGAATTTTCAGTTTGCCGGAAAAACTGTGGTTTTTCCCGGCTTCCCCGATTGGTCTGTACCGATTTTTTGCCATGCGGCATACCTCCCGCTTACTGCTTCTGCGGCGCTTTCAGGATATTCACGAACCAACTGTCATAAGAGGTCGTGCTGCCGTCGCCGTTTTCCGCCATAGTTTTTGCCTCGATCAGCCACTGCCGATCTTGAAAATTTTCCATCTGGACGTTTTCCGCATAACGAGCCAGCGGCTCATAATCTGCGGTGTCGCAGGCTTCTACGATACCGGAAAGCGCATCGTTGACTTCGTCAATGAGTTCAATGCACAGATTGAACGTTTCGGCAAGCCCAACGTATTCCATGTCAAGTTCCGGAATCGGCGGGTAATGCAGCGGAAGTCCCAGTTTTGCCATGATGTCTTTGAACTCGTCAATGTACTCCGGCTGTTTATGCTCCAGTGCATGAATAGCGGCTGTAACACCGGAAAAGCCCTGATACCACGTCTGTTCCTTGATGGTGGCGAACCACCACATGGCTTTCCCCATGGCGGACATAGCACGGCGCATCGGCTCGTACAGGAACGAATAGCGATCATCCCGATATGCTGCCCTGAACTCTCTCACCGTTTTCACCTCACTGTAAAAGCTGCCTCAGCTCATCCAAGAGCCGAGCGTCCACTTTGACCTTTTCGGATGTTTCACTGTTGATGGAACCGTCCTCTGGCGGTCTTCCGCCCGGATTCAGGTCTTTTTTTGCCTGCGGCGGAAGGCCGGACGTATCCTGCTTCGCGCTGTAGGACGTTACGAGCGGTTTTCGCTTGTCGAGGATGCCGCTTTCGGAAATGAAATCCGAAATTGCAATATCGTCCAGAATGGAGTGTCCCATCAGGGCGTCATATTTCAGCGTTTCCGGCAAAAGTCCAAGCGTTGCGCCCTGCCGTGCTGTTTCGATTTCCTCCTTGCGGGAAAAAATATCTCCGAACATCTTGAACTTGAACGGGCATTTGAATTTCTGCTGTTCAAAAACCCAGTTCATCATGCGCTCAACAGCCCAATAGATCAGCACCGGATACCGCGCCTGAATCTGCGCGGAAAGCTGTGCTACGCCGACTTTCGGGTCGTTGGTCGTCGGAATCAGCGCCGTAAGACCAGCTTTGAGAATTTGGTCGTTGAGCGCGGTGGACGTGATATTTGTATTGGAAACCGTGTCTGAAAGCGTCTGCAGCTTCAGATCGTCTGCGGGGGCAAGGTAAAGCCCAATGCCGGATGTGTTTGTTGCTTGCAGCATCTGATACCAGTACGCCTCAAAAAGGCGGCGCGTTTTCTCTGAAACCCGGACAGGATCTTCGTTGGGAGAGCCTTTGGGGTCGTAGGTTTCCAAACTGCCTGTCAAGACACTTGTCAGGGGGTTCAGAATGACTTCCATCTGGGCTGCTTCGTAGTTCGGAATCTGCGTCATGGACACCATCATGCCGGTTGTCGGCGGAACCATGAGCGCGTTGCGGTCTACGATTTCAAAGGAAAACACTTTGTCAGCAGGTAGAATTACCCAGTAGAACCATTTACTGCCGGCGTACTGCCACTCCGGTGCGCCGGGTAGCTGATTCATTTTCTGCTCAGCAAATTTTTCGGTATTGATACGGTATCCTTGCGCCGTCTGCTTTTCGGACGAGTAAACGTACTTTTCTGTCGGCTCGACGACGGAGTAGAACGACTGCATATACGGTCGGAAAAGATCGCCGAACTGCCGCCAATCGTTGCCGGGCTGTACGAAGTACATCAGGTTGAACGCGATGGTATATTTCCCCGGACCGTTGTTCCAGCCAACGATTTTGATGTAATCTTCGGGGAGCTGCTGGAGAAAAGCGTAATTGACTTTCCCGTGGCTTTTATCCAGCGAAATACGCGGTGTATAAAACACCTTGCCATACTGCGCACACAGACCTACGATCTCGTGCGCCTTGGCTTTGATGTTCAGCGTTTCCGCGAGCTTGACCGCCATGGTGTATTCCCGCATCTGTGTGGTCTTGTCCGGCTTTTCCGGTGTGTAGCCGGGATAGACATACCAGTCGTAGGTCAGAATATCTTGATACGTCTGCAGGATCAGGTCATAGGTCTTGGTGCTGGATGCCAAGGACGCCGACACCTGCCGAAGCGCCTGCTCATTTCCGTCCGGAGCTGAGACCATCTGCTCAATATCATCTTTGCTGAAATTGGCGGGTAGCGAATTGACGCTTTTTACACGGCGGTTTTGGATATATGGCCAGTTGAGCATATAACCCATTCCGCCGGCACCCATAAACGCCTGATACACGCTGTCCATCGGCATGGATTGATATTCCTGCCCCAGCGACGCCATATACCGCGCAAAATAACCTTCCGGCGTTTCCTGCACGTTGTTATTCTTCGTCTCTTGAGGCATTGGCTATCTCCTTTGCCTGCTGTTTCAGCAGAGCTTCAAATCTATCAAAGAACTCTCGCTGCTTCGCGATAAGCTGTTCATGGTATTGCTGTTCCTGTTTTTGCCGGATGCGGTTCGACATGGAAAATATCCATTCCCAATCATCCGTTCCGAGCAGTGGAATGTCATCCTCGCCGATCTCGGCGGCGTTTTCCGGAGCCGTCTCGGAAATGACAAGGCAATGATCCTGATTTGCGAAAGCCATTTCATATTTGTCCAGCCGGTCGATATTTTCGTTGGTGGGAAGAAGACAATAGAGGGTGTAATGCTCGATTTTCATGTTCGCATACACATCCTTCCAAGCCGATGCATGGTGCGGGGCTTGACCTGTATCGTTGTGGATAGCTGATTGGCTTGCAGTGCGTCATAAGCGTCGGCATAGTCGTTTTTGCGTCGATTCAGGAAATACAACTCGTCTTTTTCCATTCGTTGCGCGAACCGCGCCGCGTACAGCGTTGCCGACCACATATCCTTGGGGATCCGTTCGACAATCGGTGCTTCGATATATCCGGTGGAGACGTATTTTTTCCGAAGGTTCGCTATCTGTCTGCATAGCTCGCGGGTCTTTAGGTACGGGAACTGGATTTTGGCGTTATCCACGTCATCCTTGACTCCGTGCTTCAGCTTATAAGCCGTCATCCCCTCGTCGAGATTTGCGGTAAGAATCTGAAAATTTCCATTCTCAAACTCGCGTTCTATGTAGTCGAGCATTTCACTGTTCGGGTCTCTGCCGGAGTTTCCGGTGGCTTGGATTGGGTATATGCAGGGAACAGCCCCCTCGCGTTCCAAAGCGTTGTACGGCTCCTCGTGCGTCGTAGTACACAGCGGGGGCAACCCGTCGCCAAGATCCTCGTGCAAGGCTTCCACGACGCTCTGTCCGTACTGCCGGGCGTCTACGACGATGTAGGTAGCCAGACCGCCATCCATGCTGTAATCCGCCCAGCGCCGCTTGATGATTGCGGCGTGAGCTTTTGCTGTCTTCGGCGGAGCCATATCCATCACATACACGAGCTGCTTGCGATAGTGGTCCCATTTGCCGGTATCAAAATGCCTTGTGCATTTAATAACCGACATAGCGGTTAGCGCGTTGCCCGAAGCGTCGCGGGAGGAAACGTCGTAGCCGATGATGTACATCGCATCCGGCTCTCCGCAATGCTTATCCTCCATGATTTTGAGCTTTCGGGAAGCCGCCAGAACGCTGTCCTTGATGATGGGATTCTCAGAAGCACCGGTGCAGTGCGTTTCGCATTCGCGCATAAACTGCTCAGAGCTGAGCTTTTTGCGGAGCATATTGTAGTAATTAAACGATTTCATACGGCACAGAACTGGAACCTGCCACGGGATGAACAGCGCATAAGCGCTTTTTCCGTCCATCATGCTGCGCCGCATATCTTCACACGCCATAAAAGCCTCGTTTTCTTTGCGGCTCGCGGACGTGATATAGTGAATTTGGTTATCTATGTGTGTCGGATCCGGCGCTCCGTTTACCATGTACTGCAGACGGTTGGTGCCGAGTACGATCTGGTTGAAATCTGTGAAGTTGAAAGGGTTCTTGTCTTCCTGTCCGGCTTCCTCTGCCACTACGCCGGAGGTATCAATTCCTCGCGGAATATCCATGATGAATTTTGACCCGGCAGGGGTCGTAAGCCGGAACGTTGCTTTTGCGTCATTGCTGCGTATCCAGTGTGCCGCGAGAAGAGGGTAATTCCGCTCGTAGCTGGCAAACGCCTTTGATGCCAGCGGCGCCGCCTGCACGCTGACCGGTGCGTAATAGCCGGTGATTTCGCCCGGCCACAGGATTCCCTTGTTGCATTTATCAGAAATTATGCAGGAGGTTTTGCCGTAGCCGCGGCTGGCGTAAGTGAATGTCTCGGTGTATCGAGCCATATAACGCTTGGTGACTCGCCCCATAAGCGAATTTGTGTAATCCGGTCTGTCAGAGACGCAAATGTCTTCCATGATGTCGGGATACCAGCGAAAGAACGAGATCAAAAGCGCCCATTCTTTTGTGGCAAACTGGTCGTAATCGACCCCCGCTCGCGTCTGCTTTCGGATAAAACCGCCAGCGCGGCGGCTGTGCGTGTAGTCCTGTCTCGACATCAGCTATCGTCCTTTTGCGGCATATCCAACGGCACGATTCCGAGGTCTCGGTAAATCTGCTGTCCTTTCTCGTCGTTCTCTGCCGCGAACTCTCCGAGCGTATCCTGTATGGCATAAGCGTCCGGCAGACGGTCAACCTCTTCCTGCCCTTCGTTCCATGCCGTGCAGTTTCGGATCGCCAAAAGCATTTGGTCGGCGGCGTCGCGCCAGTAAGGATAGGGCGCGTGGAACGCCTTTGTGGCGAGCTCCTTGCAGAGTTCGTCGTAATCCATGATGTGCAACCCGGCTCGTTCGACTGCCTGAACAATGTCATCCAGCCTCACGCGGTCCTGTGGGAGCTCGTCTTTCTTGCGGAGCTGTTCGCCTTCTTTTTCCGCTTTGATGAGATCGCCGATTTTTTTCGCGCTGTCGTAGTCCTGCTTGTTGAAGCAGCGTTCCTGCTCCAGCGTCCATTTGCAGATGCGAACTATTGCCACCTCTGCTTGCTGCGATATATAGGCACGATCCGCTGTCAGCGCATCGTAGTTTCTGTCCATCGCGTCGTAGTCTTCCTGCGAATACGGCGCATCGGTAGGCCCGTCGCCCCACCGGTCTTTCCGGATGCGCTCCAGCGACCGGTAATCTTCGGCGGAAAGCATATCGTCCGACACGCGAAGCGTCGCCATTTCGCCGTCAAAGGCTTTGCGGATGTCGGTAACGCCCTCACGCGCTGTCGTCTCTGTGTGTCCATCGCGGTGCCATGCGCGAAGCGCCATGAGATAGCCCTTCCACTTACCGCGCCCAATCTTCGCAAATTGATCTGTGTTGGCAACGACCTCCGGCAGATACGGGACGTTGAAAAAGAGGCACGCAAGAAAAAGCGCCAGCTTGTATCCAACGCCGGGGAGGGCAACAAGATACGAGTAAATCTTCTGCTGACACGAAGGGCAAAAGGGGAAAGTCGATTCCGCCTTGACCTTTTCCGGAAGCATTTGCGACGTTTCGTATTCCTCGCCGCAAATAGCGCATTTTGCTATGCTTACTGCCGTGCCCACAAAGATCGCCCCTTTCGTTTCACGCTCACGTTAAAGTAATATTCGGTTGCCTGTGTTTTATAAACAAACGGCTGCCGAAAAAGATTTTTTTACGTCTCTTTTATGCGAATGTTATGTACCCAAAGCATGAGTTTGCGCTTTAGCCGGTAAACGTCCGTTCTCATGCCTTTCGTATCTTCCACGACCTGCACACCGTTTTCTGTGTAGACAAAGTCCGCGATGTACGCCGCCTCTTTCTCGATAACCTTGCCCGGCTTGATGCCGCCCTTTGGACCGATTTCGTCTGGTTCGCGCTGCGCGGGAATGAGGACGAATCTCACCTGTGTCTGCAAACCCGAGATTTCTCCGCGCTGTTCCATCGCGTAAAGCTCTGCCCAGCGGCGAGCCTCCTTTTTGCTGGCGAACTTCATTCCGCCAATCGCGCATGGTTCGGCATGGTATTTGCTGCCGGCGGACTTCTGCGCGTTTGGCGGTTCTTCCTTCGGCTGTTTTTCTCGCTCTTTTGCCAGTTTCGCTTCATACAGCGCTTTCATTCCGCGAGGCATATCCTCCGGAGTCTCAAACGAAAGGCTCATCCTGCCACCTGCTCGAACGGCGTAGGTTCATGCGATTCCGCAAAACCGTGGTTATCCGCCCGTTCAAGGATTCGGGCATTCCAGCCGACAAAGTCCATAGAGATTGACCCGACCATGCCGTGGCGGTTTTTCGCGATAATGAACTCCATTTCCTGACTTTCCCACGGCTGGGGACGATTTGCCGGTTCCCAGTACAGCGCCGGGCGATGGAGAAAAATGACGGCGTCGCTGTCTTCTTCGATGGCGCCGGAGTTTCGCAGATCAGAAAGATTGGGCTTTTTGTCCTGTCGGTTTTCGTTCTGCCGGTTCAGCTGGCAAAGCGACAGGATCGGGATTTGCAAAGATTGCGCCAGCCGTTTCAACCGGTGCGACGTTTCCGTGGTTTGCTCATACAGTGAGCCGGAAATGCTTGGTCGGATAAGCCCCATGTGGTCGATAACGAGCAAATCCACGTCGCCCATTGAGCGGACGTGCGCTTCTATGTCCTCCATAGACGCCGGGCGGTCGTTGATTACCAGATTCCGCTGCTGGAGTATGCCCATAGCGCGTGTTATGTCCGTCCACTGTTGCTTTTTGTCCGGAGAAAGACCGCGCATGATTTCGCCGTAATTCAACCCCGTGATTCTGGCGACGCGCCGCGCCCAAAGCTGGTTGCGGCTCATTTCAAGGCTTTCGTAGACGACCTTTCGTCCCGTGGCGGCAATGTTGTCCGCAATTGCGAACCCGACAACTGTTTTGCCGACGCCGGGGCGTGCCGCCAGTGTAATCACTCCGGATTCCACGAGACCGCCGCCGAGAACGGTGTCGAGTTTGGAAAGACCGGTGGGGGAGAATAGCGAGGTCTTCCCTTCCGCAACGTCGGAGATTAGCTGTAAGAACCCTCCCGCATCTTCCGCCGGGGTCGGAAGCGTCCGCCGCTGACCAGCGATCATCTGCTGCAACTCGGCGATAGCATCTGTGGGGGCGAGCGTCCCGCTCATCATTTTCCCGCCGATCACTTCGGATGCCCGCTCCATAGCGCGGTCGTGAATGACCTCTGCCAGCTTTGTCACGTTTGCTGTCGTGACGTACAGCTGCATCGCTGCCCGCATGGTATCCGAAGAAATCTCCGTGCCGTCTGCTTTCGCCCGGACCTGAATTGTTACGGCATCGACGGCGGCTTTCTCGTCGAGCAGGGCGCAAGCGGCGGAATACGCTGCGCGGATATGTTCCTGCGCAATGTCTCCTGTCTGCAGGATGTCGCGAACCGTCTCTACGGTCTCCTTTGGGCTGACCAAGATACATCCAAACAAAGATTCTTCGGCAAGAAGTGAATCATTCACCACATCGTTCACCACCAGCGATTGTCGTCTTTTTCCGGGTCATAGTCAGGCAAGTCGCAGTACTGGGCGTACTTGCCGCTTCCGACCGGATATTCCACCATCCACCCCGGAATCATCCAGTACGGAACGTATTTCCCACTGTGTTTCGGGTACTCCCGTAATTCGCTTATCGAAATGCTACGTAGTCCGGCACTGTAATCCGGCGGAGCAAATTTAGACTGACGCCACTCGATCTCGGGATTGGGACGTTTAGCTGCAGGGCGTTCGGTTTCCAACTTCGGCTGCTGCGCTTTGACGGGAAGTTTGGCGAGCTTATCCCATATGACGCCCTGATAATTGTTTGCCTTGCATTCTTCGATGAGATCGAGGACGGCGTCCTCGCCGTACTTCTCGGCGTTCTTCTTCACCTGTGTAAGCAGAGATTTAAAGCCGGTCGGCACGTATTTCTCTTTCCGCTCCGCTTTGTATTCAAGCCAGCCGCGAAGCGCCTCTTTCAAAGGCGCGGCGAGGCTGGATTCGTCGAGGATGGGCAGCAAAAGGGCGGTCACTTCCGACCCCTTGGGGGCTCTCTTTTTCCCCTTGTCTTTTATATCCCCGTAGGGGATATTTTCTTTTAGGTCTTTTTCTACGGGGTATGTATCACTAAGTTCTTGAGAAATACTGAGTTGGTTGTTATCAGTAGGTCTTAAGACGGAAGTTATCTCTTGAGACTTACTTGGTTGGTTGTTATTGCTTGGTTCAAGGGTTCTAACTAAGTTGGTGCAGATATGAGGCATTTCACTCGATTGTCCGTTTTGCCGGACTATTGTCCGTTTTGCCGGACTGTTGTCCGTTTTGCCGGACTGTTGTCCGTTTTGCCGGACTGTTGTCCGTTTTGCCGGACTGTTGTCCGTTTCAGCGGACAATAGGCTGTTTTCTGAGAGAATTTCCAAAACAGATGCAGGGAGCTTCGGCTCTTGCGAGCGCCATTCGTTGTACGCCGCAATCGCCAGTTCCTCGTCCGTAGGTTCAGGCTCATGCACAGTTTGATGGCTACCCGATGGTGCATTCAGCAGACGAAGAAGCAGTTCCCCCATGCGGTAATATGCCGTCTGTCCTTCGTCTACGCGGGTTAGGAAGCCGCAAGAAGAAAGGCTGCGGATTCTGGAATAAAAAGCGGATTTCTGCAAATCAGCAATAGGAAGTTCATCGCGGAATTGCGAATAGGTCAATGCGAACGCGACTTCGTCCGAAATATTTTTCTTAGGGAAGGTTTCGCGGCAATCTACCACCCATCGAAGGATTGTCAAGTCCATCACATCTACAGAGATATGGTCCTCTCGACAAATGGCGAGAATGTCAGCCTGCGGAAATCCTGATACAACTGTCTGCATTTTGTGTTTCCTTTCTGACGTTGATAAAGCATGATTACAAACAGTAATCCAATGGAGGGCGGCTGGTTTAATTGCTTAGTGACTGCCCACACTATATCTGACAACGAGAAGGGCAAAAATTAACCTCGCCGGGAGAAAAATTTGGCAACGGAGCGCCCCTGCGTTGGAACGCCCCGTTTGCCCTTTGCACGTCAGTGCATCACGGAAATGAACTCGCAGGTGAGCTGGTAGATGTCCGCATTCTCTTTGCGGCTGCGGTATTCGTCCTTGCTGAGATACCCGGCACAGATGACGTTGTCCCCACGCTCCAGATTCTGCGCATAGTCTGCGATCTCGCCCCATGCCGCACAGTTGATGTAAACGCCCTTGCGCTTGCCGTTTTCTTCCGGCGGGAGAGAATCATACTGGATGGAGAAGTTCGCGACACGGCGTCCGGTGCTCAGCACCTTGTAGGTCGCGTCCTTGCCCGACACGCGCCCCCAGAAGATGGCGCTGTTGCCTTTTACGAGCGGGGTCATGTCTTATTCCTCCTGCGAGAAAAAGCTCGCTTCTACGTCGCCCTGCGCCCCTCCAGTGACCTCGCCGGTTTCAGGATCGACGTCTACGATCTTGGAAGTGTCGATAGGGGCAGTGGTGGCTGCCACTTCTTCATAACCCTGCTCTTCGGCAGAGTACATCCCGCCGAGTTCCGACGGAAATGCTTCCCGGAGTGCCGCCACAAGGGCGCATTTGCGAATCATAAGTCCGGGACTGGACGCCCACTTGCTCGCAGGCTTTCCATCTTTGTACTGACATCTTTCAGAGAAGTTGACAGTGGCAGTGATCGGTTCAATATAGCCGTCAACATAGACATCCGCCCAGCCACCGACAAGCTCCTCACCGTCCAGCACGATTTCGCCGACGCGGTTTTCGAGTTTTCCATCTTTGTTAATAACAACGACGCCAGCTTTGGAACCTTTGTATTTGGGATTTTTTTGCGCTCTCTTCGTAAAGGTCTCCTTGCCGACAATCATGGTTGCAGGCCCGTTACCGTACTTCACGGCGAAAACTTCCTTCAGAAACGGATTAAGCCCCTGATAACGGCAAAGCGAAAGGAACATATACGCTTCTGCGTCCGTGAGAGTTCCACTGGGGCAGAGGTACTGCTTGATGATGTCGGTGGAAAGCTGAAGCTCATTGCCATTGATGTCCTTGTAAGTTACGAGGGGCGCCGCAGCACTCTGCTGCGGCGCAAGTCCCTGCCGGGTAGGCGCGGGACGATTGGCGGTGGAAGTTGGGGTCTTCATGGAATATCCTCCTTAGAGTTTTTTATATGCGATGTTATTCTGTGAGAAAAATGCCTTGAGAGCGTGCGCCTGCTCCATCGTAACATCGACGGCGAACTCCAGATGATAGAGCTTCGGCTTTGGCGATTCCTCGTAGCCGACGGGGACAACTGGCGGGGCGGCAAACGCGCTGCTTTGTACTACAGGCTCGACAGGCTGGCTGTGGGGGACTTTTTCGTCCGAGAAGCGTTCCTGTATGGCTGTTGCCTTTCTCGCCTCTTCTGCGGCTTTTCGGGCTTTCAGGGAGTTTTCTTTCAAAATGGCATCGCGGACATTGTGAGTGGCAGCGTATTCATCAAGCAGCGCTTCTTCCCATTCGCTGTCCAACGAACGGATAGTGTCCAGATCCTCGCGCACCTGACGGAGAATGGTGACAATCTCTTCGGTCGCAGCCTTTTCGTTTGCCGATGCGTTTCCCCATTTCGGGGATAGGATGCTTTCCCACGTAACGTAATCGGTAATTCCTACGGAGTTTTCGTCGAACACGGTTTTCAGCCGGGCGAGTTTTTCCTCGCGCTTGGTGTTTTCCATGTTCTTGATCTGAACATCGAGATTGCCGACGCTCTTCTGGCAAAGGTCGTAAAGCTCTTTACTTTCGTTCTCGAATGTGGTGAACGGCACAAGCCAAGCCTTTTTTACCGAGATTTTCTGCTGGTTAATGCTGTCGGCTACTTTGCGGATATTGGCGCGGAGAGTCTTCGCGGAGGCGATGCTGTCCTCCGTAACGATCATGCTTTCATAGGGGGCAAGCTCGTGCGTCAGCCATTCTTTGACCTCTGCAAAGTTGGTGCAGATATGGAGCTCGCTTGCAACGGTAAGCGCGTCATTGGTGACGCCGTATTCGATCATGTCAGCCATACTGCGCCTCCGTTAAAACAGCGAGTCCATATCGGCTTCGGTCATCGGGTAAAACTCTGTGACCTCTGTGAGACTGTGGAGATATTCCGGGTTGATCTCCATTGCGGGAACATCCGTCCGCGTGACAAGAAACGGCGAGTTTCCGCGGGGCGTGGGGATGGCAACAACAGAGCCGATGCGCACGGGAAGCTCCGTGCGGTAGTGATACTCCTTACCGCCAAATCCGTTCTTTTTTTTGAACTGACCAGTGATGTAGATAAGGCATTCCTCCAATCATATTTTCAGCACAGCCGGCGGCATCGTCCCCGTCTGTACCCGATTCCAAAACTTTTCTTCTTTATCCAGTAGCCATGTCATATCGTCGGCACAGCTTTCTGCCGTGAAATAATACGTGCGGACGGATGACTCGCTGTCCATACCGGTCAAAAGAGCGAAGAGAAACGCGAAAGAATACCCGGTGGCCAAAAACTGATGGCAAATCTGCGTGTAATAATGCGTTGGGATCCGGCCCCGCCACTGCGCCCAGTCGTCCTTAGAACTGCACTGCGCCGTTTTGATTTCCAGAACGCCGCGAATGCCGGCGGCATCAATCAGCTCGCCGTCAAGCGTAGCCGTGAGCCAAGGACGGTTGTCCTGATACAGGATGTCGAAAGGACGGTATTCCAGCTGATATTCTGGATGTTCTGCTAAAAAAAGCCCGCGCAAATGTGGTTCTGCGCGGACGCCAAAGGAAACTGCTGCGTTGCCGGATAAATCTTTTGCTTTTTTTCGACCGGTTTTTATCTCCCACAAGCCGACGGGCGTCTGCCACTTACTCAAGCCGCACACGGCGGCGGCGTCCGAAGCGCCGAGCCCGACGCGACCGGCGAGCCAAGATTCTCGATCTTCAAAGTGCAGGTAATGAAGCATATATCCTCCAATTATTCGGATACAGTATCCTCCTTGCCGGAGTTGAACCGGCGTCTCTTCGCACTTTGTCGCCCATGATCAGACAGAAAGAACAAAAACCTGCCCCGTTGCGAAGCGTCTTACCGTTAGACGATAGGAGGATGTTGCGCCCTGCCAGAATTGCACTGGGGCTGCCGCCGAAGGACAGAGCCGCTTCTTACGGGCTGCGGCTTATATAACAGAAAGAGGACCCGCCCCGAAATGGTTTAAACCGAGCGGCTGGCTATTCAGCGGTTTTGACCCCAGAAACTATGGAGGTGTTTATGGAGAACCAAAAGCGGGGGAAAGGAAAAGACCCGCAGATGGTTAGGCATGATCCTGATTAAAGAAATATTTTTTATCGACCCAAGATCGGGTAAAGAATCCGCAGCCGCGTACACGGTCGCTGTCCTTCATGGAGCCGCGGTAACACGCGGCGCATGGAGCGGATTCACAAACCGTGCATTTCTGCTGACGGTAGTTGTTGCACGCTTTGCACCGGCAGAAAGAGCAGTCTTTTTTCGTCATACATATTCCAGCTTTCTCGGGCGTCCCCGTTTGCCACGCCCTGCAGTAGCAAGGCAGTTGCAGCACTCGGTAGTGGCATAAGGGCAGTGGTTGAGGCAAAAGTCTATGTAATCTGGCTTGTCCTCGTCCGCGTATTGGAGTGCGAGACGTCCGTTTGCGGCGCGTCCATGCAGCGGCGGCGCTTTGATGTATGTCCCCTTTAAAACGGCGATGGCGACCGCTTTTGCGGTCAACTCCGACTTATACGTAAGCATTTCATCCGCCAATCCTCCGGGCGTTTGCCAGATGCCTTGCGACATCTTCAACGCTGAATTTCCTTGCTCCGCAGATTTGGTAAAAGGTCACGTCCTCAAGCCACTTCTTTGCGGTGCCATAGCTGATGCCGAGTTCGGCTTGCACCTGTGGAATTGACATGAATCGGGTTTTGTACCTCTTGGCAAGATCATTTGCCAAGGAAACCTCTTGCGAAGAGTTGGTAAAAACGGGCTGTTTCAGGCGCGGCATAAGAAAGCCTCCCAGAAATCGAATTAAGCGTTTTCCAGAATCAAACGAATCTGCTTTTTCGTCTCATCGCTCGCTTTGGGGAGAAGGCGAAGAATGCGCTGAAGGTCGCCTTCAATCTCTTCGGTCTTTTTTCGACTCTCCTCTACGCTTCGGTACAGGTCCTCCACAGAACACCCATAGAGGAGCGCCATAGCAGCTGCGCGTTCGGCGCGAGGCCCGTACAGCCCTTTTTCGTAAGCGGTCAAAGCAGACGGAGGAAACCCGCAAATGCGAGAAACATTTGATATGCTGATGCCGATTTTTTCGCGACGCTCTCTCAAATCCATCATGGATTCCTCCATACATAATTAAGATTTTCCTTGACAAAAAAAGTCCCGTGAGATACTATGTAAATGAAAAATCTTCTTGGTTCTCAAGGACTTTTCTGCTTTTGAGTACAACGAGATTATATCTAAAAAAATACGGATAGTCAATAGAATATCCGTATAATTTTAGATTTTAGCGTAATGACGGAATGGAGGTGAACAAATTGTTTGATTTTAACAGATTTGAGGCGCTACGCGAGGAGAAAGGGATTTCTAAATCCTTTATTGCCCAAAAGCTCGACCGCACTGCCTCGATCTGTCACGACTGGAAGGCTGGAAAGTCTTCTCCCAATGCGAAACAGCTCCAGATCGTGGCTACAATTCTTGGCACAACGCCGGAGTACTTGACGGGTCAAACGGATGAAAAAGCCCCCGCCGAAACCGGCGAGGGCAGTAAGAGTAAGTATGACCACATCATTATGGGTTTGCTGGAAAACATCACGGATGAGACGAAGGCAGCGATTATTCCGCTCCTTCAGCAGATGCAGACGCAGAAGGAGCCAAAGATAAACTCCCGTTAGCGCGTAGCAGCGCCTGATATTTTCTATCTTTTGCGGCGGCTTTTTTCAGTGCGGCGATAAAAACTTTCTGCTGTTCATCATTGAGCTGATGGAAAAGACGCATGATTACCTGATCGTAATCCACGATGCTGCCTCCTCATATATTTGATGGTTTTATCTTACAGGAAACGCAGTCCGATATTCCGTACTTAGTATCTTATCATGCGAATTTTGCCGTGGCAATAGTTTTTTGAAAAGGTTCCGCCGCTGCGTCACCGACCGCGATGCCAGCAGAGACAACGTAAAAAGTCCTGTTGTCTGCTGCGTATTAAGCGTAGCAGATGCTCGTGCGATTTGTCCAACCCCAAAACACAGTTTTTCCGTCCCAATGTGAAGAAGCTGTTCGGTTAATCCCTCAAAACGGGTTCAAATCGCAGAAATAATGCTACGAGGTAGAGGATTCAATGGAAGAATTAGAAAATCTCGTTTGCCAGACACAGGAGCAGTTGGAAGTCGCCCAAAAGATTATGGCAGACGAAAAAGACAGGCGAAGTTTATCCTACCAGAAAATTGTCGATCAGACGGGTATTCCGAAATCCACCGCCGAGCGATTCCTCGGATTGAAAAGCAGCAACTCCAGCACGGTTTATTTTATCGTCCTATGTAAGTTGTTCGGTATGTCTGCCGACAGTTTTTTCGACCTTACCAAAGAGTCTCCGACCAGCCAGGAAACCGACTGGACCGCTCACAAGATCGAGTTGTTGCAGTTAACGAACAAATATCTGAAAAGAAACAATGCGTTTCTCCGCAAGGCGGTTGAAAAGAAAAACCTTTATATTGCCGTTATATCCATTCTTTCTCTGATATTGCTTATCCGAAATACCGTAATGGACATGAATAACCATCATATCGGTTTCTTCCGCGACGAGTGGACACCAATGTCCACAGCCGGCATTTTACTCATCATTCTGGCGGTAGTCGTCTGCCTTGTTGCCTTAGTCGCCAACTTAACCAGCCGCGCACATTGGAAAAAAGAAGAGAGCAAAGACCAAGACCCCTGAAAGGAATGCGGAATGCCAAATAAAAAGAGAAAAACATATGTAAAAAAAACCTTTTCTTATGATGGAAAACGTTTTTATGTTTATGGCAACTCCGAAGAAGATGCATATAACAAAATTGCAAGGAAGCGTGAAGAGATAAGGCGGGGGGAACTGACAACCGGGCAAAACTACACTGTAGAATCATGGGCGAAAATATGGCTTGATACCTATGTCAAACCAAAGGTCCGAAAGCCGGGGCAGCCGAAGAAGAAAGGTACAATGACGCAAAAAAGTTACAGGATGTATGAGGACAAAATCCAAGGCTACATTGTGCCTGCTCTTCGGGGAAAAAAGATCCGAAGCGTTACCGATACAATGCTACAGGGCGTGCTGAACCAGCAGGCGGAAATGTCTGAGTCTCACGCGAAAAAGGTGCGCATGATATTGCGTGCCATGTTTTCGCAAGCGGCGTTTTCGCGCATAATTCCGTTTGACCCAGCTCTCAAACTATCCATACCAGCCTCTACGACTGTCGAGAAGCGCCGATCAATTACATCCGAAGAACGAGCGGTTCTCCTTCAGGTGGCGCAGCTTCATCGTTGCGGGTTATGGATTCGGTTTCTCATGCGCACAGGATTGCGCCCCAGTGAAAGCGCGGCTCTACGAGTGAAAAATATGGACATGGAGCAGCGACTCATCCATGTTTGCGAGTCCGTCGAATCCGGAACCGTCGTCGTTTCTCCGCCGAAGACCGCTGCCGGTGATCGCTATGTACCTATACCAGATGACATTTACGCGGAGATTCAAAGGCATATCAGCGCCAAAAAAGCCAACGACTTTGTTTTTACGCAGACAGACGGAAAGTCTATGATGACACAGACGGTTATGACGAACAACTGGCGCAGTTTTTCTCGGCAAATGGATATAGTGATGGGCGCCGAAATGACACCTCATGGGCACATATACGATCCGAAGGATCTCGATAAAGAAGGGAATCCGTTGTACCCAGACAAGGACGGAAACCCAAAAAACGGGCATAAAATTGCCCCCGATCTGGTGCTGTATTGTTTGAGACACACCTACGGCACGGATATGCAGCGTGCTGGTGTCCCAATCAACGTCACCAAGGCAATTATGGGACATAGCGATATTTCTGTGACTGCCAACGTATATACAGACGCTACTGTGGACGATGCAATTTCCGCGCTGACACTGTTGAACGCGAGCGCCTGTGGTAAAACTTGTGGTACAGGTGAATCAAATGTTCAAAAGTGATTGCAACGCCTAATCTTTAAGCGGTATTGTTTTCGTACTCTGACTCCGTATGTGAGGGTTCGAATCCTTCTCCCGCTGCCAGCGAG